GTCTATCACAACAGTTTTTAATTTATCTATTGCCAGTTCTTTACTTGGTATAAGTGATTCATACTGTTTAAGTTGCTGGAAAGCAATGTGCTGACGCTCGTACGGCTGCATGTCCTCTATTTCGTAAGCTAAGAGCCCCCATTCGGGGGAAATTTCTCTACTTTCTTGCCAGTAGGTTGCAATTGGCGTAGTAGTGTTTAGCCCTTGAATGTATCTGTAAGACCACCATGTACCTGTTTTTCTGTCTTGCGGCGCTACTATCAATCCCATGGAAGCATTGATTCTTGCCAAAGCTTCGGTATCTTTTGGCTTTGTGCTGTTTTTTATAGACACCGAAGGAAACCTGAGGAGCTCTTTAGTTGTCAGATACCAAGAGCTTTTGACATTGTCCACTGCCCACTGCTGAGCCCTACCTATTTCGGGAGTTCTTTTTTCAATTAAAAAAGAGTCTAAGTTTATAGAAACTATACTCTCGACTGGCATAAACGAAATTTTGTTTGAGATGTCTTCCCTAGTGTGCCAAGGTAGAGTTGGCACATAGGTCTTGGGCCAAGGCAAGTTAGTAAACTTGTAGGCAAGCGAACTTGCACTTTCTTGGTGCTTGGAGTCAAGGGCTGCTGCGTAGTTTTTTCTGTTTACATAAAAAGACCCAAAAATTTGATCAGGATCTCTTTTAAAAGCATTTAAGCTATTTTTGTATTGCCAAACTTGAGGGCTGTCAACTACTAATCGCAATTTCGGGGATTCATACATAAGATTCAAAAGATTGATGGCACCGTATATATGATTTGCCCCCATTGAAGTCGGAGGGCTGAATCCCACTATAATCTCGTCGAAAGATTCTAAGTCTGATTTTTTCCAATTTAATTTTGGCTCGGACCAAGTTACTGAAGCAAATTCTTCATAAGCTTCAGCCAGAGTTTTAAAGAAGCTCTGATTCTTACTTGGCTTACAGTGGGACGAACTCATCCCAGTGAAAAGAACTTTCATATTAAATCCTAAAAGCTGGGCGGGGCACTTTCGCACCCCGCCAAGCTGTTGTCATTTAGAACGGCTGGTCGCCACTTACTGGCGGTGCTGGAGCTGCTGCAGGAGCAGGAGCAGGAGCAGGAGCAGCTGCTGCAGGTGCTGGAGCTGCTGCAGGAGCCTCGGTAGCAGGAGCAGCACTAGCAGTTGTAGCTGGGTAATAGCGCTTGATCTCGTTGCTCTGAGTGCCATTGTAGGTGCGAGTTCCTAGGGTTGCTCGGAAGCTACGTCCTAGAAGAGCCTGCTCTACCTGAGCATTAGATGGATTAGCATCCCAAAATGCTGTATTTAGGCCCATTGCTCCAGCCTTCATAAAGAACATCTGGGCTGCCTTCGGATTGTCCGAAGTCACAACTAGCTGGTCCCAAACGCGACGCTTGTCGTAAGCGCCACCCTGAACCTCGTTAGTTACCTTGAACATCAACTTGCCAGTTTGGCTAGTTGTTGCAGAAGCCTCGATAACCTTCAGGTCGTAATCACCGTCAGGAAGAGGCTCGTAGTTAGTGCTGGATGCTGCAGTTCCAGCCTGCTTTAGCAGCTCTGAGAAATTAACAGTACTCATTGTTAACTCGCTTTCTTATTAGTTGTTTCAGCCTTCTTCTCTCCGAAGACCATGTCCAGCATGCGTTCGACCCCAAGGTCTCCCTGCTGTACTACTTTACCTAGACGTCCCTGGACGCGCTCGCCAGCTTCATATTCAGGGGTACGCTCTACATACATGCGGCGTACCTTGAATGGTGGCTGAAGTGGGTCTGGATTTGGCTCTGTCTCCACCACAATTGCACCAAGGATGTCATAGAAATACGGGGCCTGAATCGCTAGCTGGCCTTGGAGGTAGGGACGGTATACGCCATCCTGACCCTTACGTGCCATAGCGGTCAGTACCACAGCCTCAAGAGGCTGGGTTGGGTGCATCGTTAGGTCACGGAGGTCACGAAGTAGTGCACCCATGTGGCGGAGAAGCTCTCCCCACTGCTGCATCTTCATCTGCTCTGTGCCTGCGATGTTGTCCATGCACTTGACTTGGAGCTCCGAAATGGAGTCAATAATCAAGGACTTGAAATGGTGCTTACCAGACTGCAGCCACTGGAAGGCCTTCATGACAACGTCGTACTCATTTACTTTGACTACAACGGTGTCCCAAGTACCATCTGCTAGTGGCGGCTCCTCGGTAAGCGGGTCCCAATACTTGACATTGATTGGCAGGAAGCGGTGGCCTCCCTCAACGTCGAGCATTAGGCGTGGGTAAGGTGCCGTGACTGCAAAGCTGGATTTACCAACCTTAGACTCGCCATAAACCATAATTGTTAAACTGCGTTCTACGTCTGACATTATTCCTCACTTCCCTTCTTCTCTTCGATTCCGTAATAACCGTATGGGTCGGATGACTCAAACGCATCGCTAAGTGCTGCTTCGGCGGCGCTTCCGTCGTCGAATAGCGGGCAAATAGCGAAGAATTGACACTTCCACTTGCAGTCCCTGCTTGGTTTAGGGTATGCATGGCGGAAGTGACTCTCTCCGTTGTCTAACGCCTCGCGGACGTCAAGCATGTCGGAGAGCACTCCTTCTAGTTGGTCTAGAAATGCACGGAGTGTAAACCTGTTGTGTCGTACTTCAATCTGATCATAAAATGGTGGCTTAGCGTAAGCACCACGCTTGACCTTGCGAAGCATTGTAAAAATAGCACCGTCAGTGCGTTCACCTGTTTCGTTTTCTTGGGCCTCATCTAGAAGCATGTAAGTCTTCACCTGCTCGTTCATGTGAGCCATAGCCCCGAAGTCGGCAAAAGAACCGCCTACAGTCTTGAAGTCACGGATCATACGAGCACCGTCAATCTTACGACGAACACGCATGTCAATTTTTCCCTGGAGGACTACTCGACCATCCATCATTGGACGCTCAAGAATCTCTTCAGTAGAAATCATTTCAAGCTCGGCATCAATGCCTTCTTGCTCTACCCACTCTAGGTATCCTTCAAGCATCACGCGACCAAGCTCTGCATCAGCTTCTAAGCTAGAAGTGTCACGGAACTCTGCTTGCATTTTCTCTATATCCTCTTTAACAAGGTCAGCATGAGCTTCTAGCAAGTCTTGTCCAGTTGAATAGTGCCTGTCAAGAGCTTCGTGTATGCGAGACCCTAGAGCTAGTGCTCCAGTAAACTCTGTTACTTTTGGCTTTAGGCGGCGGTAGTAGGTTAGCCACCAACGCCTGCGGCAATCTTTAAATGTTTGTACTTCTGAATTAGAAATTCTTACTGGACTTGTCATTATTTTCTTCCCTCTTTAAGGAGTTCTAGTAGCTTAGCCTTGTCTCTCACAATTTGCTCAAAGTTGTCAGCTTTTACATCTAGAGCCTCAATTACACGTTCTTCAATTGTTCCCTCAGTCACGTAGTCAGTAATGAGAATCGAATCGTGAATCTCAGAGCCAATGCGGTGAACGCGGTCCAGAGCCTGCTTGTAGTCAACAAGAGACCATGGCCTCTGAAGCATAACAAGTCGGCGTGCTGCTGTCAAGGTGACACCAACACCGCCAGCCTGGGCAGTGAACAAAATCCACTTAATGCGTCCAGACTGGAAATCATCAATAGCTTTTTGACGCTCGTCAGAACTCTGAGCACCAGTGATGAGACCATGTGGAATCTTTTCCTTGGTCATGCGAGCACTAAGAAGCTCGATGAGCTGGCGGGATACTGCACATACTGCAACAGAGTCTTCGCCAAAGTCACCGCTCTTGATATCATCCATTAGAGCGTCAACTTTACAAGAGGGGTCTGACAATAACATTTTTTCTTGGCCATCAACTAGCTCAATTTGACCGTAGGCACTGGCGAACTGAACTAAACGACCAGTCTGAGTCAGCGGATTTGGGGCTACTACCACTCCGCCATCAAGAACGCCAGCGTCTAGTTCACCGTTCTCAAATCGTTCTTCAGGAGTTGTCTCGAGCATTGCCATCATGTTTTCTAGCATCTGCTTGTAAGCCTTAGCTTGTTTGGCACCCATCTCGACATCACGACGATCATGGACAACTTCTGGAAGCCAAGGAAGTACTTTTGCTTTTAACATCCTTCTCATGCGGGGGAATATGCCAGCATAAAATTCTGACTCCATGGCAGGCTTCAGTCCAAGAATCATGAGACCGCCAAAGGCGTTAATTATGGTATTTATGTATCGATCAATCCACTTAGTTCTGCTCGGCCACTCTTTTTCGTCAAGCCAGTGGAGAATTGGCCACAAATCAACGACGTTGTTTGCTATAGGTGTGCCTGTAAGTGCAAATCGTAAGTCAGCCGCGCCAGATGCAGACCATAAAGCTCTAGTTTGTTTTGACTTAGGGTCTTTAGAGCGGTGAATCTCGTCAGCAATGACCGATTTAAAATTTATCTCGTTAAGTTCGCGGTTATGTACTTCACAGCGTGCGGTTGTAATCTTAGAGTCATGGCCGCCACATTCAGTGCATCGGGCAAGTGCAATTGGTCCGTAGGCTGAAAGCCTAGAATGCGTTCTTAGGGACTCCCAGTTAATTACGTATACCTGTGCTTCGCGGTCAAAAGCCTTACGCCGCTGTGTGGCAGTGCCTTTTACTACTTGCACGTCAACTTCAGACCACCATTTATCAAACTCCCGCTCCCAGTTACTTTTTAGAGTGTTGGGACATACGACCAAGGCAGGAAAAACCTGCTCTCCGCGGTCCTGTAGGCGCTTTAGAGCCCGTATGGCCTGTGCAGTCTTGCCGAGACCTGGTTCGTCAGCTAAAAGCGCTCTACGGGCCGTAGCGAGGAACTCTACGCCTGCTCTTTGGTGCGGAAATAGGTCTTCGTCGCCCTTGTCGGACGCTTCTACATCTCTTAGGGCATTGGCGGGGTCAATTCTTGTAGACCTCTCATTAAACGCCCAGTCTGCAAGGTTTTTTCCAATTTCTAGCTGATCGCCAAAAGTAGCTCTAAGAGCAAGACACGCAGTCCAAGATACTGGAATACGCCAAATGTTTTTATTAGTGTCCCATTTAGACCCAGGTAGGGCCTTACAAATCTCTTTTAAGCGCCATTCAGCGTTAATAATGATGTGTTCGCCATCTAATTCTACAAAAACGCCCAACAGGGTCTCCATTTCGTCACTATGTCTATATTATCAGAAAAAACTTCTGACTACAATATTTTTGATAATATTTTTAGTCTTTTAGTAATCTTACAGGTTTCCAGCCTAATTTCACTAATTTTAGTAGAGCGTGTCTAATTGCATCTAGTGCGTGACCCTTCCCACCACGGTGCCAGTACTCAAGCTTCTTAAGTTTTTCGTTTGTAAACATGCCCATTGCTTCGGAAGGTGCTTGGAAGTAAATATCATCCATAGGTTTTCCGTTGTCATAAAGACACTGTTTGACAATACCTATTACTTCTAGAGAATACGGGGCCTGAGCATTACGAACAGTCTGGGCATTAATTACAAATCGCTCGCAAACAACATCTACGTTATGTCTTATCGTGGCTGTCCACAGGGTGGCTCGTACGACTTCCGCGACTTCATGCTGCTCTAGCTCCTTAGACCACTCTAAAACAGGCTCAGAGCCGCTCTCATAGCTAAATAGGGCCATTCCCGTCATCTTGCCAGGATCAACTGCCAAAACATATCTAGGCATACTTTGAGCCCCAGTTGTCTAGCGGACCGTCCGCATCTGCAGTCAGCGGGACGTCCCAAATTCCTCCAGTAGTAGTCATACACTGCTTCACCAAATGTTTCACCTCTTCTGCTTCATTGCGAGGAGCGTTAAGTACTATCTCATCATGAACTGGAACAATTAGCAAATCAGTTAGGTCTGCTTGGTCTAGCTTAACGAGATTAGATTTAAAAATTTCTGCAGCACCGCCCTGAATCAGATAGTTGACTAGTGTGTAAACGCGATCTTCGTCACAGGGCAATCGACGGCCTGTCCAAGTGTTTACATAACCAAGGCCCTCGGACTCTAGACGCTCTAATCCTCTTTGTTCTACAGCTTTTTGAAAAAGCTGCATGCCAGGGTAGTTCTCGTCGAAAGCGTTAGATACTGCACGCATCTGCTCTTCAGGAACGCCAGCGGTAAGTGCCTGCTTAGCGACACCTGCACCATATAGACGCCCATACACAACGCCTTTAA